CCTGAGTCCAACCGGACCAAAGAATACCGTTTCCATAAAATATTACTACTTAATGGAAAATGCCAAAAAGGATACGACTTATGTCGTAAATACCCTTCGAGGAAATCGAGGTTTCTGCGTGAACAGAAACTACGATGTTGATATCCCTGCTTTCGCAGCTAAATATCAACTTCCTATCGAAGAGGTACAAAAGGTTACCGAGATGGTCCGATCTATAATTGAACTTTATGTTTTATTCGGACTAGAAGAATCTCGGGGGTGGAAGAAGGTTCAAAATTTATTAAAGAGACGAAGCCCTAAGGCTAGTAAATCTCAGAGAACAAACCACCTTATATACAAATCCATCCACTTAATGTGTGGAATGGTTCAAGCTAACGGCGAGGGGTCATGGGTGAAATTCTTTAAATGGAAGTTCGCTGCATACTTTGCGTACGTGATGGAACAAGACGTCCCACCAAGGCCTGATTTTGTTTATCCAATATCACAAGATGGTTCAATGCCAAAGTTGTGGTCGGAAAAAACTTTATTGGGTGGGGTAGGTTATCACTTCGAACAAACGTTATCGAAGTTGCAAGATGAATCTTATGAGGAATTAATTATAACCTCTTTGAAACTTGCAGACGTAATGCCACTCGTAGTTGATATTAGAAAGGTAACAAAACTTTCATTTCAACAACTCGTTGATACTTCACAACAGCTCAAGAAAGCTGCTCCAGATGTACCAAAGTCTATGATTGTTAAATCGATCGAAGGAACATTTAAGGACCTCACAGGGACTCCCAAGGCAAAGCCGGAGTCTCATGTAATTGTCGAGGCTAAATGGGTACTCAAAAAGGACTCTGTCACTTTTTATCCTGAGAAAACCGTTCATGTTACGAAGGATTTAATTGTTGACGAACTAAACAGAACAGTCGATGAAATTTTCGACAATGAAGTCATGATCTATGACGATTTTGTCGATCTGTTCTTTCCCTCAACCTCTGCTAATTATATTAACAGTAGGGGCGAATGTGGAAGCCTTAACGGACTATATGAAAATTGCTCATTCGGGAAAATGGGTGATGGGATTGAGTTCGGTCAAAAAGAGTGCTCACTCTTTGATAAGGTTGCGGTTCACTATGGTGAATTGGGTTCAAAAGAGAATCGTGAAATTCAATTGGAAAAGGATCTCGGGTATGAACAACCTGAACCTGGAACAACGTTAGTTGCTGACATTAGCCAGCTTAAAGCAAATTGGGAAGAATGTTATTGGAAAATCTATAATGAAGCCAAAAACGAGGAACCTTGCGTTTCTCCTGTAGGCCTACCTGAACCATTAAAGGTTAGGGTGATTTCCAAAGGACCACCAATGCTTTATACTCTTTTAAAACCAGTTCAAAAATGGTTATGGAGTACACTTAAGAGACACCCAGTCTTTCAGTTAATTGGACGTTATGTCACTGAAGAAGACGTTAATAGGGTGCTCGGTGAGCTTGAAGAGGATGAGGAGGCAGTTTCTGGTGATTATGTTGCCAGTACAAATAACCTGCACTCTTGGGTTTCTGAAACAATCTCAAATCGAATTATATTACGATTGGGGGAGAATATGCCGAAGGCGTCTCTGGATAAATTTCCGATTGATTTCGTACCCACACTTAAAAGGATGATGCTCACAGCTTTGACAAGACATATTTTTGTCGATGAGGAAGGTGTTAAACACCCTCAGACCGAAGGTCAGCTGATGGGATCCATAGTGTCATTTCCAATTCTTTGTATTGCTAATGCAGCTCTTTGCAGAATAGCACTTGAAAAGAGTGATTACCTAGGACGAAAGTTCCGTATTGTCTCAAAAGGACCTGGTTTACCAGCACCACTTGTGGTGAATGGGGATGATTGTCTATTAAAAGGTCGGCGTAATGCCCTTAGACCATGTTGGGAATCAATCTGTGCCTTTGCAGGGCTTGAATCATCAGTAGGTAAAACCTATTTTGCATGTAATTTTTGCACCATTAATTCTACGATTTTTGCGTGGAGTCCTCTTGAAAGGAGATGGTATGAACGAAAATACATCAATTTGGGTCTGATGATGGGTAGAAAGAGAATGGGTATGGGGACTAAAAAGGGTTTTAACCCGCAAGTCTCAGTTCATCAATTAGGCGTTATTTGCCGTGAACTTAAGAGAACCTGCCCCGTAAATCTCTGGACATCTGTCAAAAGACGTTTTATCTACTACAATGCTAAAGAGCTTAATCGCTACTCTCAATTGCCCTGGTTTGTTCCAGAGTGGCTAGGAGGTATTGGTTTACCAATGGATCAGAAAGACGAAGTCTCTGACCTTGATCTATGTGTTGCTAATGAAATAAAAATGAATTTCAGCAAACCTAAGTATCAGCCTATATTGCCAAAGGATGCAGCCATGTGGCTTATGCATAAGAGAGTAATGCGAGACCTCCCTGTTAAGGAGCCAGTTCACTTTCGTCAAATGATCGTGGATCAAGAAGTCCAAGACCTTGAAGATAACTGGAGTCGATTGTATAAATCAATGACTGTTAATTTGCTCATGAAGGATCCACTTGAATCTTTATATCAAGAATTGGATGATGACAAGTCGGCTCATAAGGCTCTTCGTCACAACAACAGAATCTGGGAGAGATGTAGAGGAAATACAAAGTATCCTCCGATGTCAATCAATGACATGCTCTACGAACAGAAGAAACTGTATGTTCCTTGCATTGTAACCACCGATGTGGGTTTATTTTGTCACTTCAGGACCAAGCCTGAAGTTGATGAATCACTTTAAGAGTCGATTACTTGCCCCTGTCTAACTAGATTGAAATGACAAAGTGGGTTTTATTTATCAAGTACGAATACTCTTCTTGGATGGGAGAACGAACTCCCTAGGATGTCTTTATCCTGAAATGGCTATATCTTACTAGAATTTATACACACAAAGTAGGTGTTTCCAGAGTGAAAACTGGACTGTAAGGTGTTGTCATGGATGTACATTAAAAAGAATCCATAAAAT